GCTTATAGCCCAGCAGGAATTGTATCTAGTCAGGACATCTATAAAGAGATTGTAGAACGAGCAAAGGTAGACAAACTACCATTCCCTCCTATGATGGATAAAGTTAATAAAATGCTAGCTGGAGGTGTTAATTTCGGGTATATTTGTAATATCCTTGCAGGTAGTGGAGCAGGTAAATCTAGTCTAATCAATCAGTGTGTATCTTATTGGATGCAAGAGTTAGATATGAATGTTGGTGTGGTATCCCTTGAAGCAGAAGCAGGAGAGTTTGGGGAGAATCTTCTAAGTCATTATCTTGGTAAAAAGATTGCACTAATGACTGACAAACAAGAACGTATTGATTTTGTAGGGAGTGAACATTCAGAGAAAGCGGCTCATGAGCTATTCCACAGAGAAGATGGTAGTAGTCGTTTATTCCTACTAGATGATCGTGGCGAGCATTCCACTATCCAAGATAAGATTGAAGAGTTGATTATTTCTTGTAACTGTAAGATTATTGTGATAGACGTTGTATCTGATTTATTTGGAGCACTTCAATTAGATGAAGTTGAAAAGTATATGAGTTGGATGAAAAAGATCATTAAACAGTATAATTGTATATTTTTCAATATTTCCCATGTCCGTAAAGCAGGAGGTGGTGAGAAAGCTGCATCACAAGGAGCTTTTCTTACAGAAGAGTCTACAATTGGTTCTGGAGCACAATATAGATCAGCAGGTGTGAATATTGCGTTACAGCGTGATAAGAATAACGAGGATGTAATTGAACGTAATACAACAAAGGTTCATGTCTTAAAGAGTCGTGCAACAGGTTGTACAGGACATGCTTGTGATTTATTTTATGATGCTAATACACATACGTTATGGGATAAGGAAGAATACTTTAAAACTAACGGGGGAGAGTTTTCATGACACACCAAAAAGGTTCCTACACAGGCTATTGCAAAACCTGTGAACGTGCTGTACAATCCCCTCTTATATTCTGTTGTCCAGAGTGTGAGAGGAAGTGCTGGAGAATGATGAACTTTAAGGGGGATGGAGATGAGCCTACTAACAATGGTAATACAACAGGAAGAGAGGTTTGTTTATCTTAACACAGATAGTTTCCTTACTAACTTAGCTTGCTGTAACCCTGACAACATTATGGATTTAATATCTGTTAGCTTCTCTACAGAACGTGTCCACTTTAAATATGTTCTAAACTCTGGACAACATATGGCAGATAGTTGCACAATGCTGGATTATCTCAAATGGAAGGAAACACTATGAAAAAATTTCTACTAACAACAATTTTAGCTGTTGCAATGACACCAATTATTTATTATAATCTGTACAAATATCGTACAAAGCAACGTGAAACATTTGAGCAGCATTGATTAATTAGAGGGAGGGGATATGAGTGATTGTTTTGACCACGAAGCTGATGCGTGGGATGATTTGTGCTTTAATTCTGACAGATATGCAGCCGGATATACTGTATATGGATATGGTAGAAAATCAAATAGATACACTCGTATCAGCTTTAGTTACGATCCTGATTACTATCACCAGCAGATTAGTTTCTCCAGCTTATTGAAAGAAACAGAAAATAGTTACTATATTGAGCTGTATAAAACAGAGCGTGGACTACCTTCTCTAAATATATGGCTTCCTAAGAAGATTTGTAAAGCCTTACAAAAGAATGCAGTAAAAGTACATAGTGCTACATATTCAAAGATTCTCAAAGAAGCTGTTGCACAATACAAGCTTACAAATGCTGAAGCAATTAAGAAGTTGAAACGAGGTTGGTCATAAAAGGAGAGACAAATGTCAAAACGTATTCCACAAGTAGGTGATAAGTATAAATGTATGGACGGTGCATACAGAGTAGCAAAGACAGGGGAAATTGTGACTATCACAGACGTTTTCAATGAAGATTATTTTTCTGTAAAGTACATCACCAGTGATTGTGGAAAAGGGTGTTGGGAGCCTCTAGCCTATCCTGAGGATTTTGAACATGTCCCAGAAACACAACAGTTCGAAAGGCCACCACTAGGTCTTACGCCTAGACATATTGCTGATGAAGCACGTGTTACAGATATCCTTGAATCAATGCTTGGATATGTCAAGGCAGGGAAAGTAGTAGATCGAGAGTGGTTAGCGGAGTTGATTGAGAAGCTTAAAACTAAATAGAGGGAGGGGTTGATGAGTACTAAATGGATATATGATATTGAAACATACCCAAATGTGTTCACTTTTAGTATCATCAAATCAAATGGTAAGCTTGCTAAGACATTTGAAGTTAGTTCACGTAAAAATCAGATTGAACAGTTATTTGTTTGTTTAGATTATCTTATTAAAAGTAAAGACAGTTTAGTAGGGTTTAATAATATTGGATTTGATTACCCTATCGTTCATAAAATAATTGAAAATAGAGAGTCACTGATTAAATATAAATCAGGAACTCCTATTGCATCAAGAATATACAAATGGGCACAAGATCAAATTGAAAGTATGAGAGGGGAATTTGGTAACACTGTTCGATTGAAAGATGTACACATTCCTCAAATTGATTTATTCAAGATTCATCACTTTGATAATAAGGCAAAATCTACAAGTTTGAAGATGATTGAATTCAATATGAAATCACACAACATTGAGGATTTACCTTTTGCTGTTGGTACAAAGTTAACAGATAATGAAATTGACACACTCATTAAATATAATGAACACGATGTAAAGATGACACTGGATTTCTATAGACATACAATTAGTCAAATTGAATTCCGTGAACAACTTACTGAGAAATATGATCGTGATTTCATGAATCACAATGATACAAAAATTGGTAAAGACTATTTCATAATGTGTCTTGAGAATGCTAATGTACCTGTTTATAAGGAAGAGCAAACTCCTTACGGTACAAAAAAAGTGATGAATCAAACAAAGCGAAGCATCATACAAATTAAAGATTGCTTGTTCGATTACTATAACTTTTCTCGTCCAGAATTCATTGCTGTATTAGATTGGTTAAAAAAGCAAAATATTACAGAAACAAAAGGTGTATTCAGCGATATTAAAGAACATATACTAGGTGATGTTGCTAAATATTCTGTGCTCATGGAATGTAGGACAAAATTTAAAGGTAAGCCTACACAGCAAGATATTGATGAATTCCTTAAAGAATACCCTCTTGGATGGGTGAGCGAAGAAGAATTAAAAGCAACAGAGTGGTTGTTTGATGAACAAGGTAATCATGTATTAGAATACCCTCTAGATGATGAAGGTAATATTGATATCCTGAAAAAACCAAAGAAGGTAAGGGTGAATAAAAAATCCTATTGGAAAGTGTGGAGAATTGCTGAAACCTTGAATGTTGTTGTTGATGGATTCAGATTCGATTTTGGCACAGGTGGTATTCACGGTAGCATTGAAAATAAGGTTGCAAAATCAACCAAGAAATATGATATCGTAGATGCTGATGTGAGTAGTATGTATCCAAATATTGCCATCTCGAATAATGTGTACCCTGAACATCTGACAATGAAGTTCTGTGAGATTTATAAAGACCTGTATGAACAACGTAAGAGTTGTCCAAAAGGTAGCACTGAAAATGCAATGTTAAAGCTTGCCTTGAACGGTGTTTATGGGGATAGTAACAATAAGTTTAGTGTATTTTATGATCCAAAATACACAATGAGCATCACTATCAATGGGCAATTATCATTGTGTTTGTTAGCTGAACAATTGTTGGATATTGAGGGATTAAAAATTATCCAAGTAAATACAGATGGTATTACTGTTGCACTCAAAAAAGATACTAGAGAACAATATGATAAAATCTGTGAGGATTGGCAAAAGCAAGTAAAATTACAGCTAGAGTTTGCTGAATATAGTAAGATGATTATTCGTGATGTAAATAACTACATTGCTGTATATACCAATGGTAAAGTAAAACGGAAAGGTGCTTATCAGTATGAAGATTTAGGATGGCATCAAAATCAATCTGCTTTAGTTATACCAATGGCTGCTGAAGCTTGTATGTTACAAGGTGTTCCTGTTAATGAATTTATTATGAAACATGCAGAAAATCAGGATAACAAATGGGATTTCATGTTACGTACAAAGGTTCCTCGATCAAGTAGGTTAGTGTTAGTAAAAGATGAACAAGAAATTCCATTACAAAACATCTGTAGGTATTATCCCTGTAAGGATGGTGGTAAACTTGTTAAGATAATGCCGCCATTGGAAGAAGGAGGGGAATATCGTAGGCTTGGTATTGACACTGCTTGGACAGTTGTTCCTTGCAATAATATTGATGATTTTAAAAGTGACATTGATTATGAATATTATATTAATGAAGCTAACAAGTTGTTGATTGGTGTAGAATGACATACACAAACCAATACGTAGATTTATCTGACCCTAACGAGTTCTCTGTCTATGATACTAAATATCTAGATGACTTTGCAGCACCTGTTAATGGAGGATACCGTAGAGCACGTCCTAGCGCCTACTGGCTGGAACGCTGTGGTATCACCTATGAGCAGATAGCAGACATACGTAAACGTGTCTCAGAGGGGGTTTCTTGTCGCTCTATCGTGCATGATACGACAATCCCTCTGAACATTATTCAATGGATTGTTGCAGGGAAGCATCCAGCATTTCCAGAGCCTGTTATTGTTCCTGATGAGCTTAAGCCTAAAAGGGGTCGTAAGAAGCATGGGGAAAATAAGGTGCTAGATAAATACAGGAAAGAGTTGACAACGTATCAGGAAGAAGCTATTCTAGCTGCATTGAAACAGTTGTTAGTAGATGGCGAGACAGAGATTGCTATTAGGTTTCCTGCTTTTGTGCTACCTCCTGTATGGTGGCCTGCATGTGAGAGAACTAGCAGGGGTGGACACAATAATAATTTCTTCTACCCACTAACAAGATGGTACAGGGTTAAAAAGTTGTTGCTATCTTTTTCAAAAGCTGATAAAGTATTAATGACGGAGCAAGAGATTAATTTGATTTATAAACAAGCTAAAAAGATGAAGGAGAAGCTTGATGTTTAAACGTGTGGATGTTACTGGTAATGAAGATGAAGAGTATGTGTCACTGCCGGATGAATTATATGGCCTCGTTGATATCTCTAGAGATGATGAGGTACGTTTCTACAAAGAAGATATCCCTAAACTGATTAAAGCACTAGAAGCTGTTTACAACTATAAAGATTGATGTTAAAATAGATTATTGTCTGAGTAACCTCTCCCGACCTCCCTTATCGGTGATGTGACCAGATAACACGAGCCGAGAGGCTGTTAGACCTACGCGTGTTAAAAGGAACTGTAGGCGAGTAAGGTAGAGCTTTCAATAGGAATTTACCTGACAAGTTGGAAAGACAACTCTAGTTATTCCGAATTGCTTGCTGTGTGGTAATCAAAGATTACATTTAGCGGTAGGTAGGGTGGGAGGTTCCCATGCTGGATTCCTTGTATTATGGTAAGCAGGATTTTATTGAATAAAGTTATACCCCTTGCGCCTACAGCATTCTTCTAAAGTGCCGGCATAAAATAGTAGGATGGAGCCAGAGGATCGTTACCTACAAGGGGTGCCAATTTAATTATAATAGGATAATAATAACAATATGAATTTGAAACTAGATTTAAACAAGCAGAAAAGAGACACTAACGGATACTACTATGTATATGCCCCTTTTCACTCAATGGCGAATAAAGCAGGGAAAGTTTTTGTACATAGACACGTCATGGCTGAAACTTTAAACAGACTGCTATTTACAGATGAACATGTACATCACGTTGATGGAAATAAGGCAAACAATGCGCCTGCTAACTTAGTGCTAGTTAGCCCCGAGCAACATGCATTAATCCACGCACAGCAAAGAGGTTGGAATGAACGGAAGAAAGAGACAGCTTGTTGTAAATGTGGTATTATATTTTATTGTTCTAAACAAAGATTAGAAAGATCAATTAGTGGGAATGTATTTTGTTCTGATGAGTGTTTTACAGTATTTAACAGACGTGTAGAAATTGATGCTCAAGAATTAGAATATTTAGTCTGGAAATTTCCAACAGTAAAGTTAGTTAGTGTTCTAGGTATATCTGATGTAGCAATAGGTAAATTATGTAAAAGATTAGGAGTATCAAAACCTCCAAGAGGTTATTGGAGGAAAGTTGAGACAGGTAAAATTCTTGCAAAAGAGCAAACATGAAAAGAAATAAACCCCTGTATTTCGTATTAGATCGTAAAGAAAGCAGGAAAGAGAAACGCCCTGTACGTACAATCGCTAGAGAATGTAATAAACAAATGTCTATACGTGCTTGTCTAAAGAACAAAATGTACAGAGGATTCTGGTGGCATCTCAAGCAGTTTAAGCTTGGTAGAACATTCTTTCCAGCATCACGTAATAAACATAAAGCTATTAAAGCAATGCAACAATTAAGAAAGGAAACACAATGTACGTCCGTTATCTTTTAAGCATCCCTCTAGACTGGTTTATGACCCTTCTAGGGATGATCCTAGCCCCTGTGCTACCATTGTTCGCTACACACCAAGCAAAGCTCCCTAAATGGCTTTCATGGTTTGATACAGATGACAATACTCTTGATGGTGATGAGGGTTGGCAGAAAGAACATCTTCTGTTCTTGAATACTAAAGGGGATAACCTGGATATTCTACGTATCTACCTCAAGCGTGTATGCTGGCTATTCCGTAATACAGCATATACATTCAGCAGAAACATTATGGGTGTAGCTATTGAAGCTGATAATGTGGTAATCTGGAAAGGTAATCAGAAAGTAGGTAATCGTCCTCTATCAGAAGGATATTGTTATGCCACATGTAAACATCGTTTCATGTTCTATTATGTGAAGAAAACCTTCAAGGGTAAATGTTTACGTGTCTATCTAGGCTGGAAGCTGAAGAACAAAGTAGATCATCCAGAATGGACAGGTAAAGCAATGTTAGTGTTTAGTGCTAACCCTTTCATGAGCTATAGCGAATGGTAGGGAATGCGCAAGCATTATCCGTTTATGTCTTATAGTGAATATTAAATGAAAAACCCTTTCATGAGCTATAGCGAGTATTAAGCAATGTAGCTAGGAGGGGGCGCTACGCGCTCTTCTGAGCTTGCAACACTATGGGTAGATAGTGGCTACTAGGAACACTACCACGAGGCAGGGAAGGGCTGCCGTTACAGCGACAATTGTGCTGCTATTATAGCACTAAGACGCATGAATACTGACAACCCTGATTGGCAATCAGACACGGGTATGGGGATAGCCGCCTCATTCAGTATTCAGTCGTGTTGGTGCTAACCGCTAAACGTGGGAACACGTTGTTTAAGCCAACATTGGGCCTACGCCTAGCCAGTAGTACAACATGCTTTGCTAGTTTACATGGGCGAAACAAACTAGCACATTCTTAGTTTTACACAGGAGGGAGAGATTTAACAATCTCATATGCCCAACAATTTCCTAATCGCTTATAAGGAGCAAATGCAATGGCAACCGTTGAAAAGAAACAAAATGTAATCGAAGTATTGAAAAATGTAACATTGGCTTATGCTAAACTAGCAGAGCCTAGTAAGAAATACCAATCAGAGGATTTGGAATATTCTGTTGATGCCATCGTAGATAAAGTCACTGCTAAAGCATGGAACAAGAAGTTTGCAAAACAGAAAGCTAAAGAATATGAGCTGGAAGAGTTCCAAGAGAAATTCAAGATGGAATCCCCTTACGATGGTGACGAGGTGTATGTTATCAAAATGAAGAAGGGGGCTAGTAAAGATGGTGAAATGTTTGACCCTAAGTTTCGCCCTAAAGTGTTTCTGGATGTAATTGAAGATGGTGTAAAGGTACGTACAGACATCACTGTTAGTCGTCTAATCAGTAATGGTACAACAGCAGATGTAAGCTACCGTGTCACAGAGAATGGTTTTGGTACGTTTGCACAGCTACAGAATATCCGTATTGATGAGAAAAACTTTAAAGAATATATCTCGTCAGGCGGTAAAGCTGCTGGCTCAGAGTTTGGCGATGATGACGTAGAAACACGTACAGAGCCTGAGAATGAGAACGTTACAAAGGCTCGTGCTAAGAAAGCTGAACAGGAAGATAAGCCTGCTGCTAAGGCTAAAGCAAAGCCTCCTGTAGAGGATGTTGAAGATGATGATGGAAACAGCCCGTTCTAAGATTTGCTTTAAATGTGGTATTGAGAAGCCTATTGACGAATTTTATAAGCATTCTAAAATGGCTGATGGCCATTTGAATAAATGCAAAGAATGCACCAAAAAGGATGTCAGAGAAAACAAAGAAGATAATTCTGAATACTATAAAGCATATGATAGGATACGTAGCAGAGAGGACATTAACCGTAAAGAGGCACGCAAAGAATATCAAAAACGTGACTATGTACGTAAAGCTAGGTATGTGCATAATACAAATTATAAGTATAAGTATCCAGAAAGATACTCTGCGCGGCATGATGTAAGGAAAGCATTGAAAAGTGGTATTCTTACAAAATTACCATGTTTTATCTGTGGAGAGGAAAATACACAAGGGCATCATCCGGACTATTCTTCACCTCTAGATGTAGTGTGGTTGTGTGTTGAACATCATTCTCAATGCCATTTGGAGTATGATCCTGAAACGGATAAAATTACACTAAGTAAATAAAACAAAGCCCTTTGACCTTAATTGTGTCTTAGGGCTTTTCTTTTTATAGAATATAGTGTATAATATCGTTTCGCAATGTAAAGGAGGAATATATGAATGAGCTACATAACAAAATCTACGAAGCATTTGACGAAGATAGCGACGAGATTGAAATTATTGAAGGTGGAGAGTGGGAGATTGAATATAAAGACTATGCCTGTAAAGAATCTATTGTAAAGTTTAATGGTAAGTATTATTCAATAACTGAATCACGTAGTGGTAGCTACTATTCAGACTACTTCTATGATGAACCAACTATTGTAGAAGTAGAACCTAAGACTGAAACTGTAGTGATTACAAAATGGGTAGCTAAGAAATGAAGATCAAGATTGTTAAATGTAGTGATAGCATGATGTGGTATTGTAAGCATGTGAATGAAACCTATGATGTAATCAAGGATTATTCTGAGGAAAGCAATGAATACCTTGTACGTGATGCTTATGGCTATCTTAATATTGTACGGCCAAGGGATTGTGTAATTGTGGAGGAACAGAATGAGTAACTTTCAGACTGCTATTATTGACGCAGACTTTATCAAATACATGGCGGCTGCATGTGGAGAAAAACGTAGCGTTATTGTGACAAATGTCCACACAGGAGAGGAACTTACTTTTAAGAACCGTACAGAATTCTATGGACGTGGTAAGAACAAGAATGGAGGATGGCTAGGAGAATATAACCTTGCTAAAAACACAGAGCTATCTTATGCTGATTTTACTATCCAAGATGTACAAACCAAGTTAGACTTCAGTAATTGCACAAACGTAGTCGATTATCAGATCAAACAAGGTTTGGCCGGTATTGGCACAAGCAAGTATAAAGCTTTCATTGGACGCGGGGATAGCTTTCGTGTGGAGCGTTCTACACTTCTTAAGTATAAAGGTCAACGTACTAACCTACTAAAGCCGCTATATCTGAAAGATGTTGAGGAATATCTGATTGAGAAGTATAATGCTGAAGTTGTAACTGGTATCGAGAATGATGACAGGTGTGTAATGGAATGCTATAAACAGCCTAACAACATCTTACTGGCAGCAGAAAAAGACTTCTATTCTTGCCCTGTTAAATATTACAACGCTGCTACCAAAGTAGGCACAATCAATTGCGATAAGTTTGGTAAACTAAGCCTTAACGAGAAGAAAGAAGTGAAGGGCTACGGTAGGCTCCATCTGTATTACCAAACCTGTGCTCAAGATGACAGTGACAACTATCGAGCACATTGTATGTCTGATGTAGCCTGGGGTGAGCAATCAGCATATAAAGCCCTAGTAGGCTGCAAGAATGATAAAGAGGCTTGGGAAGTGATTGAAGGTGTGTTCAAGCACTTATACCCTGAGCCTAAAGAAGTAGTAGGCTGGAGAGGGGATACAATCAAAATTGATTGGGCTTATGTGTTGAATGAATGCTTTGACATGAGTAGGATGCATAGATTTGAAAACGACTTTGTAGTAGCAACTGATGTTTTAAACAGCTTTAAATAAAGGAGAATATTATGGCAACAATTGATATCCGGGATGTAGAGGATACTGAAATCAATATTATTAAATTTTCTGATAAAACAAACGGAGAGGATGCTTGTTATCTCAAGAGAGGTAGTTTTGTAAGTATTGACACAGAACTTAGTGAAAACTGTATATTTATTGACACAGAAACAGATGCTAAGAACCTAATTAAAGCTCTAGAAAAAGCTATTAAATTGGGGTGGTGGAAATGAATAAATTCAACATTGGGGATGTTATCAAAGTTATTGATGTAGCACAATCTTACACAACATATTTTGAATGGGCAGATCAGCATAATTTAAGTCAATACTCACTTGATAGTTTACCTTTTAAAGGTGAAGAAGGTATAATTGTCACAAAAGGATATCACTATAACAATGTAGACTTTTTGTATGGTATTGAAA